AACCTGATCCACATCCTGAGCCTTGCGGCTCAAGCCAAAGGGTGGGTCAGTTTGAGATGGAAATGGCGGGTCAGTTTTGCGTGGAAATTAACAGCCGGAGCCTTGGCGCTGATCACGGATGACAACTTCGAAGCCGAGGGCCAGCCGCGCTGGAAGCCTTTGGCTGACGTCACCGTGGTCAACCGCACCAAAGCGGCCAAAGGAAAGAGCGAAGGTGGATTCCGTATCCTCCAGGACAGCGGCCAGCTGGCCAGCTCGGTAACTACCGACTACGGCAGCAGCCACGCGGTCATTGGCTCCAACTTGGCGTACGCCCGCATTCAGCAGCTCGGCGGCATGGCCGGGCGTGGGCAGAAGGTGGAAATTCCGGCGCGGCCCTACTTGCCTGTGGATGAGGACGGCGACCTGCAGCCGGGGGCAAGTGACGAGGTGTTGGACACCGTGATGCGGCACTTGCGCAGGGCTGCACAGCGCTGATTGCAAAACCGGTCCACTGGCGCGTTGCAGACGCCTAGGGTGCGCAAGGATGCCAGCGTGACACGATCGGCGCACAGCGGCTTTTATAAAGGGTCGCCTGGGCCCGCAGGATGCCCTGCCTGCAGCGCTGTTCGGTTTCTGCTGCGTTTCGCAGACCGGCGCAGTATCTAAACAAGATTAAAAGACCTGCACACCACTGCTGCCGACCATGGCGGCATGCAAGCACTGCACATCTTCAAACCAGGCAGTCAGACTGACTTGTCAGGCCGTACCCTGGAATTCACAGAAGCCGACCTGGTGGCCTGCGCCAAGGCCTACGACCCGGCTTTACATGAAGCACCGTTGGTGGTCGGCCACCCAAAGCACGACAACCCCGCCTACGGCTGGGTGAAGTCGCTGTCCGCCGATGCCGAAGGCCTGGCCGCCGAGCCACAGCAGGTAGACGCCCAGTTTGCCGAGCTGGTCGGCGCCGGGCGGTTCAAGAAGATCAGCGCCTCGTTCTATACCCCCGATTCCCCCAACAACCCGGTGCCTGGCAGCTATTACCTGCGCCATGTGGGCTTTCTGGGGGCGCTGCCCCCCGCAGTGAAGGGCTTGCGCGAAGTCTCTTTTGCCGAGCAGGAAGACGGCGTGGTCGAGTTTGGCGACTGGGGCCACGACGTGAATGCAGGCCTGTGGCGCCGCATGCGCGAATGGCTGCTGACCAAGTTTGGCCAGGAAGCAGCCGACCAGGTTGTGCCGGACTGGCAGATCGAATCCATCCGGGAGGCAGCCCAGCAACCGACTGACACCACGCGCCAGGTGGCGTTTGCAGAAACCTCTCAAGCGCCTGCGGTCGCATCCACCGCAGAACCAACCTCCCAGGAGAACCATGTGAACACAGCGGAAGCGGCCGCTTTGACGGCCGAAAACAACCAGCTCAAGCAGCAGCTGGCCGACGCGAATGCCCTGCGCGAAGCGGAGCTGGCCACCAAGCGCCACCAGGACAACGTGAGCTATGCCGAAGCTCTGGTGGCTGCTGGGACGTTGGCACCCAAGCACCAGGCTGCCGTGGTTGCCTTTCTGGACTTCAGCGAGGCCAACACCTCGCTGGAGTTTGGCGAGGGTGACGCCAAGCAGCCGCTGGCTACCGCTTTCAAGTCCTTCCTGGGCGATCTGCCCAAGGTGGTGGACTTTGGTGAGCACGCCACCAAGGACAAAGCGGGCCAGGCTGTGGCCGCCGGCACGGTGGAATTTGGCGAGAACGTGGACCAGGGCCGCCTGGCCAAGGACCGCGAGATCCGCCTGTACATGCAGACCCACGGCGTGGACTACGGCACGGCCGCTAACCACGTCATGAAGTAACCCAAGGAGCACCACAAAAATGGGACGCCTCTCTAACCTGCGGGTCGTTGACCCTATCCTGACCAGCCTGGCCATTGGCTATTCCAACGCCCAGTTGGTTGCCGCGATCCTGATGCCCTTTGTCTATACCGACAAGGAAGGCGGCAAGATTCCGAAATTCGGCAAGGAAGCCTTCAAGCTGTACCAGACCGAGCGTGCGCTGCGCGCCAAGTCCAACCGCATCAACCCCGAAGACATCGGCAGCGTGGACGTGGTGCTGGACGAGCATGATCTGGAATACCCAATCGACTACCGTGAAGCGGCAGAAAGCGCCTTCCCGCTGCAGCGCCTGGCCGTCAACACGGTGACGGAGGCCATCCGCCTGCGCCACGAGGCCATGGTGGCGGCCATGGTGCAGAACCCAGCCAGCTACGGCGCGGGCAACAAGCTGATCCTGAGCGGCACAAGCCAGTTCACCCACAAGGACAGCGACCCCGAAGGCGTGGTGGACGATGCCAAGGACGCAGTCAGCGCCAAGATTGCCCGCGACCCCAACACCATGGTGATCGGCAAGTCGGCCTGGCGTGCGCTCAAGCGCCACCCCCAGCTCAAGGCCATCCTGAGCGACGACCGCTCCCGCCTGGTGCAACTGGCTGATCTGCGTGAGATTTTCGAGATCGAAAACATCGTGGTGGGCAAGGCCATCAAGGCCGACGACCGTGGCGCGACCAGCGACATCTGGGGCGACAACATCGTGCTGGCTTATGTGCCCCAGAACAAGCCGGATCAGCGCAGCGAATTTGAGCCCAGCTTTGGCTACACCTTGCGCAAGCGCGGCCAGCCGGTTGTGGATACCCGCACCGAGGACGGCAAGGTGGAGCTGGTGCGAAACACCGACATCTTCCGCCCCTACCTGCTGGGTGCCGAAGCCGGCTTCTTGATTGGCGACACCAACGCCTGACCAGGAGCGACCCGATGGACAAGCTGAACTATCGGGTCGGCTCTACGCCGATCCGACACAACGGCCGACTCTTTGGCGTTGGCGAACCTGTTTCGCTGACGGACGAAGAAGCCAAAGCTCTGCAGGACCACGTATCGCTGGACCCCGTACAGCCACGTGCGACTGCCCCAGCTGCGCAGACGGCCGTGCAAGCACCGGCGGTCGAGCCCGCTCCTGAAACCGTCGTCCCCGAATCTACGACCGACACCCCGGTCGATGGGCCCAAGGCTGATGCCAAAGGCAAAAAGGCCAAGCCTGGAGAGAAAGCATGAAGACCCAGCAAATTCTGTTGACCACATCCATCCTGGCCACCGCAGCACTCAGCCGCATGCGCCTTGTGGGATTTGATGGCGGCGTCTGCGCAGCCGGTGCCAAAGCGCTGGGCGCTTGTGAAGCTAGCGCCAGCGCGGGCGAGCAGGCCCCCGTGAATATGGCCGGCGCCATCCTGGTGGAAGCCGGCGGCCCCATTGCCGCAGGTGCCGAGGTGGAGTCCAACGCCAATGGCTGCGCGGTGGCCAAGACAACCGGCATCAGCAATGGCTGGGCTATGGACGCTGCCACGGCTGCAGGCGACGTGATTCGCGTAGCACGGGGGATCTGAACATGGATAACCAGCACCAGAAGATCACCGGCTACCGCGACCTGACGGAGCAGGAAATCGCCTTGATGAACGAGATCAAAGCCAAGGCTGCAGAAGTGGGCGTGCTGTGCGAAAAGCTGCAGCAGACATTGCTGCCGCCACCTGCCGAAGTCAGTGAGGTCGATATGGCGTGTGGCTGCACCATCCTGGAAATCTCTGTCAGCGAGGTCGAGACCGATCGGTGGCTGCGCATTGGCCAGGACCATCTGCAACAGGGCTTCATGGCGCTGACCCGCGCTGTAGCACGGCCCAGCAGCTTTTAGGCCGACCATGTCCTACTGCTCTTTAGCCGACCTGCAGTTGGCAATGCCGGCGCACACGCTGGTGCAGCTGTCCAACGACGACCCGATGGCCGACACCATCAACCAGGCAGTGGTGGACGAAGCGCTGCGCCAGGCGCATGAGCTGGTGGATGCGCACTTGCGTGGCCGCTACAACCTACCGCTGGTGCCGGTGCCCACGGTGGTCAAAGACATGGCGGTCAACCTGGCGCGGCACTGGCTGTATGCGCGCCGGCCAGAGGGCAGCGAGCTGCCGGATGCGGTGACCCGCACCTACAAGGCCGCGCTGAAGATGCTGGAGCAGATGCGCGATGGGCAGCTGACCATTGGTGACAGCACCGGGCCCGCCGCGCCGGAGCCCGGTGAGATGAGGGTACGTGCGCGGCCGTCACGTTTTAGCACCAGCTTGCTGGACCGTTTCCACTGAGGCACCGATGGCCAGCACCAACGAAATCATCGACGCCGTGGTGAAGCGGCTCCAAGTCAAGCTGCCTTGGTTGGCTGTGGAGTACTTCCCCGAAAAAGCAGCCGATTACCGCTTGAACCACCCACGCGGGGCCTTACTGGTGAGCTATTCCGGCAGCCGCTACGAAGCCACCAGGGACGCCGGCTTTGTCAGCCAACCGCGTGGCCTGCGCCTCACGGTCACGGTGCTGATGCGCCAGCTGCATGGACGCGGCGGCGCGGTGGATGTGGTGGATGGCGTGCGCCTGGCTCTGCTGGGCTGGCGTGCACCGGACTGCCGCAAAGCCCACATCGCCTCGGACAAGTTCCTGGGCGAGACGGCAGGCATATGGCAATACGCCGTGGAATTTACGGCCCAGTCCATGGTGGTCGAAGACGCCGCGCTGGACGCTGGCGCCCCCTTGAAAGCGATTGAACCCGAGGAGTTCTCCGAATGAAGTACCGCTATAGCGGCCCCACCAGCGGCGTGACGCTGAATGTGGATGGCAAACCGAAGGAAGTCATGTTGCACACGGGCAAGGACGTTGAGCTGCCCGAAAGCAACGAATACGTGAAGACGCTGGTGGCCTTGGGCCATTTGACGCCAGACCAAGAGCAGGCGGACTCCGAATCTGCCGATCAACCCACGGCTGCCAAGGCAGCCAAAGTGACCAAGGGAGCCTGACATGGCAGCTAACTACCTGCACGGTGTCGAAACCACTGAAGTCGAGCGTGGCGCGCGGCCGGTCAAGACCGTCAAGTCGGCCGTGATTGGCCTGATTGGCACTGCGCCCATGGGGCCGGTGAATGTGGCCACGTTGAGCCTGTCGGAAAAAGACGCTGCGGCCTTTGGCAGCCAGTTGCCTGGCTTCACCATTCCCCAGGCGCTGGATGCCATCTACGACCACGGTGCTGGCACGGTGATCGTTATCAATGTGCTGGACCCCTCCATCCACAAGACGGCGGTGCCCACCGAAGAAGTGACATTTGATGCATCGAACGACCGCGCGCAGCTGGCGTTTGGAGCAGTGATCAGCCTGACGCTGAAAGCTGCAGGGGGCGGTGCTGCCTACAAGCTGGGCGAAGACTACACCGTGGACCTGGCCAGCGGTGTACTGACCCGTCTGCGCACGGGCTCCATCCCCGTGGGCGCCAAGCCACAGGCTGCCTATGAGTATGCCGACCCCACCAAGGTAACACCCGCCGACATCATCGGTGCGGTGAACGCAGCAGGCATGCGCACAGGGCTGAAGGCCCTGGCTGACACCTACAACCAGTTTGGCTTCTTTGCCAAGCTCTTGATTTCGCCTGCGTTTGGGACGCTGACCTCTGTGTCCACAGAGCTGCTCGCCATGGCCGACAAGTTGGGGGCAATCGCTTATATCGACGCACCGATTGGTACGACCTTTGCCCAGGCAATTGCGGGCCGAGGTCCTCTGGGAACCATCAACTTCAACACAAGCAGCGGTCGCGCGAGGCTCTGCTATCCCCATGTGAAAGTCTACGACCCAGTGCTGGACGCCGACCGCCTGGAGCCGTTGAGTGCCCGTGCTGTCGGTTTGCGCGCCAAAGTGGACTTGGAAAAGGGCTTTTGGTGGTCCCACTCCAACCAGGAATTGCTGGGTGTGACGGGGGTGGAGCGCCAACTCAGCGCCATGATCGACGACCCGCAGTCTGAAGTGAACCTGCTCAACGAAGTGGGCATCACCACGGTGTTCTCCAGCTTCGGTACTGGTTTGCGTCTGTGGGGCAACCGCACGGCAGCCTGGCCGACGGTGACACACATGCGCAACTTTGAAAACGTGCGCCGAACGGGCGACGTGATCAATGAGAGCATCCGTTACTTCAGCTTGCAGTACATGGATATGCCGGTGAACCAGGCGTTGATCGATGCCTTGGTGGAGTCTGTGAACAGCTACGGACGCAAGCTGATTGGCGACGGTGCGCTGCTGGGCTTCAAAGCCTGGTTCGATCCGGGGCGCAATGAGGAAACCGAGCTGGCCGCCGGTCACCTTCTGGTCAGCTACAAGTACACGGTGCCGCCCCCCATGGAACGCCTGACCTATGAAACCGAAATCACCTCGGAGTACTTGGTGAACCTGAAGGGTGGTGAATAAGCATGAGCAAGATCCAGATCAACTCCATCACGAACGCTGGCATTTACCTGAATGGCACGTCCATGCTGGGGCGCGCAGAAGAAATCAAGCTACCGGATGTCTCTTCCCTCATGACAGAGCGTAAGGCGCTCGGCATGATCGGCAAGATTGAACTACCCGCAGGTTTCGACAAGCTGGAAGGGGAAATCAAGTGGAACTCGCTGTATGAAGATGTCGCAGCGCTAATGGCCAACCCTTACAAATCCCATCAGTTGCAGTGCCGCTCCAGCATTGAAACCTACGGCAGTCAGGGGCGCATGGACGAACAAGGCATGGTTACCTACTTGTCCGTTATGTTCAAAAAGAACCCCATGGGTAATTTCAAACAACACGACCCTGCTGAATTTCCCAGCAATTTCACATGCAGCTACATCAAGCAAGTGATCGGCGGCCGCGAAGTCCTGGAGTTGGATTACATGGCCAACATCTTCCGCGTCAACGGAGAAGATGTGTTGGCGACCTATCGCAGCAATATCGGCGGCTGATAGACAACCCCTTCCCAAAAGGCCCACTTCGGTGGGCCTTTTTGTCTTTAAAGGGGGTTAACTGACGCCAGAGGCTCTGACGCTCAGACTCCGGTGTGTCTTATTTTTTTCGACCACAGGACGGACCATGAGCACTATCGAGATTCCCCTCAAGCACACCATCACGAGCGCCACTGGCGAGAAGATCAGCAAGCTGACGCTGATTCGACCTACGCGCAAAGACCTGAAGCTGGCACAGAAGCACAGCAAGGACGAAGTGGAGATGGAGGACTTGCTGTTCTCACGTCTTACCGGCCTGCCAGTGGAAGACCTGGATTTGCTGGATATCGAAGACAACACCCATTTGACCAATTGCTTTCGTCGCATGCAACGCGGAAGCGGAGACAGTCCTGAAGCAGCTGGACGAAATTCTGCTACTGGTTCTGAAGATCCAACCGTCTGAAATCGACGCGCTGGAAATGGACGATTACTGGTATTGGGTGGGATGCGCCGAGCGCGAAATCAAGCGTCGCGCCGGGTAGCCAGCTGCAGCAGTGCAGCTACCGCGCCCACCAGCACTCCGACCAGGCCGGCCAGTGCAGCAGCCACAGGCGCCAAGACGGCGGCCATCAGCAGCCCTGCTACCACAAACACCGCTGCAGCCATGCCCAAGGACATATTGGCCAGGCACACCCAGGCCAGCCAAATCAGGCCGAAGGCAACCAGGAGCACATAGAGCGTCCGGCTAGTGGTGAGTGCGGTTTTTGCAAACATGTTTCAAGGATAGCAAAGGTCTGGGACTATGGCCAATGAATTGCTCATCAGCGTCAAGATTGGCTCCGTGCTGGCCAGCAGCTTCAATGCAGCATTTGGCTCGGCTCGGTCAACACTGGAGCGCATCGGCTCGGTCACAGAGCAACTGAGCAGTAAGCAGCAGCGCCTGGGCCTGATCATGGCCCAGGCGCTGGCGCGTCCGGGGAAGAACCTTGGCGATTTGCGCCGGCAGTATGACCAGTTGGGCCTGACCATGGACCGCCTGCGCTTGAAGCAGGATCAACTGACCGCCTCCATGGCCCGAGGGGATGCTTTGCGCAATGGCCGGTCGGAAATGCGGAGTCAAGCGATGGAGACCATCGGGACGGCTGCTGCCATTGGCGCCCCAGTGGTGAAATCGGTCATGGTTGCTGCCGACTTCCAGGACAAGCTGCGGGACACGGCAATCACAGGCGAATTCAGCGCGGCGCAGGAGGCGAAGCTCGGCGGAGCCATCCGCGAGTCGGCTGTGCAATGGAACCAGACCCAATCGGATATCCAGCGTGGCATTGGCGTTCTAGTGGCTGGAGGTATTCAGGACGCCGATGCACTGGAGCGCTATGCCCCGATCATGTCCAAGGCGGCCACAGGCACCCGTGCAAGCATGGATGACCTGGGAAGCGTGGCTCTGGCGCTCAAAGACAATCTCCAGATCGGAGAGGACGGATTTGAAGGCGCGCTGAATATGCTGGCCTACGCCGGCAAGCGTGGACAGTTTGAGATCCGGGACATGGCCAAGTGGCTGCCGTCCCTTTCTCCATCGTTCCAGGCACTGGGTGTCACGGGCAAGGAGGCGGTGGCCGAGATCGGCGCTGCACTGCAGATTGCCCGCAAAGGCGCTGGGTCGAATGACGAGGCAGCCAACAATTTCCGCAACTTCCTGGCCAAGCTCACCGCCCCGGAAACGCTGAAAGACTTTGAGAAAGCGGGCATCGACCTCAAGAAAAGCATGATGAACCTGCGTGAGCAGGGGATGACGCCCATGCAGTCCATGCTCAGCATCATCACCGACTACATGGGGAAGAAGTCCCCTGCTGCTGCGGGCGAGATGCAGAAAGCCTTGGCCATCAAAGACGAGAGCGAGCGCAAGGCGGCTGTGCAGCGCCTGGCCGAGGCATACAAACTGGGTGATCTGTTCCAGGATATGCAGGCCATGAACTTCATCAAGCCAGCGATCGCCAACATGGGCGAGATGAAGGACATTCAGGACGGCGCCATGGGAGCGGCCGACAAGGGACTCCTGGACGAGGACTAAAAGAAGCGCATGGAGACTGCCACGGAGCAGTTCAAGGCCTTCAAGATCGGACTGACAGATGTTGGCTTGACCATTGGCGAGGTGCTGCTGCCGCCACTGATTGAGTTCGGGCAGGAGATCCGACCGGTGGTGACCGCCTTTGGTAGCTGGGCCAAAGAACACCCTGGCCTAATCAAAGGGGTGATCGGCCTGACGGCAGGCCTACTGGCCGGCAAGCTGGGCTTCATCGGGTTGAAATACGGGCTGAACCTGGTGCTGAGCCCACTAACAGCGATGCGTACGGTCGCCCTGGGGGCCAGTGCACGCTGGACCATGCTGCGCGGACTGTGGCAAGCCGGTGCGTTTGCCCCAGCCATCGCAGGTTTGCGCTCCGTAGGGACTGGTATAGCGACGGTGGGGCGATATGCCTTGCTGTTTGGAAAAGGCCTGGCCATGACCTTTTTGGGGCCTCTGAAGCTGCTAGGCCAAGGCGCGCTACTGCTGGGCGGAGCGCTTGGTGGTGCACTGGTCTCCGGATTGCGCCTAGCCGGCCAGGCGGTGCTGTGGCTCGGCCGGGCGATGTTGATGAACCCGATTGGCCTGGCGGTGACTGCGATCGGTGTGGCGGCATTTCTGATCTACAAGAACTGGGACAAGGTCAAGGCTGTCACCCTGGCAGGCTACAACTGGCTGGTGGGGCTCAAGACCAAGTTCATGTCTGCAGGTGCGGACTTGATCAATGGCCTTGTCAGTGGCGTGACCTCCAAGCTCACAGCGGCGCGGGACGCCATCGTGGGTATGGGCAGCAATATCAAGGGCTGGTTCACCAGCACCTTGGGGATCAAGTCGCCCAGCCGGGTGTTCATGGGCTTTGGCGACAACATTGCCCAAGGTGCGGCACTGGGCGTGAGCCGCTCGGCAGGTCTTGCAGGCAAGGCCGTTGGGGGAATGGCTAAGCAAGCAGTTGGTGCCTGGGGCACGCCGCAAATGGATCTTGCAAGTTCGGTGCAGCAGTCATACCAGCAACTGACGCCTGCACAGCGGCGTGGCGGCGCGGCGGCAGGCATGGGTGGCGGTAGTGGGACCGTGATTCACTTCAGCCCAAATATCCAGCTGGCGGCCGGAACCCCAGAAGCGGTGCGCAGCCAACTGAATGAGGGCGTGCAGATGTCCCTGCAGGAGCTGGAGCGGCTGATTGACCGAGTGGTGGAGCGAAAGGCGCGGAGGAGCTATTGATGTATGCGCTGCTGGGAGATATCCAGTTCGACCTGATCACCTACTTTGATGGCATGCAGGTGCAGTTTGGCGCGGACTATGCTGAGCATGCGCTGATTGAAGGAAAGCCGCGGCTGCAGTTCATTGGCGAAAAGCTGGACGAGTTCCGGATTGACCTGTGCTTTCACGTTTTCTACTGCGACCCCGAGGCCGAGCTGATCAAGCTGCAAGCAGCCAAGAAGTCGCACATGGCCATGGCTTTTGTGCTGGGCAATGGGGACTACAAGGGATGGTTTGTGCTGACCGAGGTGCAAGCCACCAGCCGTGAGACAGACAAAGCCGGCACGCTGCTGAGCCTAGACGCCAGCATTACCTTGCGTGAGTACGTGGGAGACAAGCTGAACCCGCTCCCGCCTCCTGCCGTGAGGCCTAAGCTGGCGCCTGCCGGTGCAGTTTCAGGTCTGCTGAGCGCTTCTCCTCTGTCAGGTCTGGCCAGCGTGGCCAGCACCGTGCGGGACGGGGTTCGACAGGCTGTGACTATGGCCAACCAAGCACAGTCTGCACTGCGCGTGGTGACGGATGGGGTGCGCCTGGCGCAACAGCTCAGCAGCAATCCGCTGGCTGCGCTGGGCCGGGTGCCATCGTTGATGGCAGGGCTGGGCCAGATTGCCAAACCGCTGGGGTCTTTGACCCCCACCTTGGCGGGATTGAGCAGCCAGTTGCCGGAGGCCGCTGGGATCGTGCGGTCCGCCACCAACGCGCTGGGAGCTATCCGCAGCGGGCAGGGTTCGCTGTCGCTGAGCAATGTGACTTCGGTGGTGGGCCGCATCGACTACCTGGCGGGCCAGGTTTCGACGGCCAGCGATGCATTGTCTTCGGCCGCTCCGGCGATCACCAAACTGGCCGGCAAGGTCGTGACCAGGCTGATTTGATGTACCTGACCCATATCACCAAAGAAGGCGAGCGCTGGGACCAGCTGGCCTGGAAATATTACGGCGACCCCATGGGCTATGAGCGCATTGCGGTGGCCAACCCCCATGTGCCGCTGGCGCCCACGTTGCCTGGGGCTGTGCGCGTGCTGATCCCCGTGATCGAGGAGGCTCAAACTGTGCTGGATTTGCCGCCATGGAAGCGCTGACGCTGAATGATCTGCTGGATGGTGTGACGCCGGCACCGGACGGGCAGGAGTACAAGACACCCGTGGCCATGGCAGTGCCCCGGCCGATGTACGTGGTGCGCTATGGGCACAAGGACATCACCAGCGATATCACCGCCTATGTGACGGGTGTCACTTATACCGACTACCTGTCTGGGCAGTCGGACGAACTGTCGCTGGAGTTGGAGGATACGGATGGGCGCTGGCTGGATGCCTGGTATCCGGATAAGGGCGACACGCTGTCGGTCGATATCGGCTATGACACCGCTCCGCTATTGCCCTGCGGTAGCTTTGAGATTGACGAGCCAGAGTTCTCGTTTCCGCCCTCGGTCGTGACGATCAAGGCCCTGGCCACGGGTATCAAGAAGTCGGTGCGCACCCGCGTGGGCCGTGCTTACGAGAACACCACGCTAGCAGCGATCGCCCAGCGCATTGCAAAGCGCAACAAGCTGACGCTGGTGGGCAAGATCCGGGAAGTGCGAATCGACCGGGTGACGCAGTACCAAGAGCGTGATGTCGAGTTCTTGACTCGACTGGGCCGCGAGTTTGGTTACGCCTTCAAGATCGCCGGCAACAAGCTGGTGTTCACGGAAATGGCAGACCTGCGGGAGACAGAGGCCACGATCACCATTGAGCGCAAGGACTGCACCAGCATTCAGCTGCGCGACAAGCTCAAGGAGATCTACCAGGAGGCCAAGGTCAAATACCAAAACCCCAAGACCAAGAAGCTGGTGGTTTACGGCGCCAAGGATGGCGAAGTTCAGGTCGTGGGCAACACGACGGTCGAAGGCAAGAGCGGCGGGCGCCAGGCAAGTGCAGACACGCTAAAGATAACCGCACGATCGGGTTCAAAGGCCACTGCACAGGTCAAGGCCCAGGCAGCGCTGGATACAGCCAATATGGAGCAGACCGCAGGCTCCATCAGTCTGCCGGGAGATCAAAGGCTGGTAGCGGGCATCACGATCAACCTGGGGGGATTTGGCCGCCTATCGGGCAAGTACCTGGTGGGCCAGGCCAGGCACCAGATCGGCCGCAGCGGAGGCTACTCCACGACGCTGGACATCAAGCGCGTGGAACTTCCCGTGCGTTTGGGTGGCAATGGCGGTGGCACTGCAGCGAAGAAATCCAGCAAGGGCCTTGCCGTTTACGGCATGAAAGATGGTCAGGTTGCGGTGGTGGAAACCAGCCAGGCGAGCAAGAAAAAATGAACGACACCCTGAGCGAGGCCGGCGCCACCATCAAATTTGGGACCGTGAGCGCGAGCAAGCCGGGTTTTGCCCGTGTGCGCCTGCCCGATGCAGACAACATGCGCACCATGTGGCTGCCGATCCTGTACCCCAAGACCCAAAACGACCAGGCGTGCTGGACCTATGACAACGGCGAGCAGGTTGCTGTGTTGCTGGACAGCCGGGGCGAGGATGGGGTGATCCTGGGTGCTGTGTATTCGGAGGCCGACATACCTCCGGTCACCAGCCCGGACAAGTTCGCTGTCAAATTCAAGGACGGGGCTGTGCTGGAGTACGACCGAGGGTCGGGCGTGTTGAAGGTCTCTGGCGTGCAGCGCGTAGAGGTGGATGCCAAGGCAGAAATTGTGCTGAAAGCTGCTGCCAAGGTAACTGTGGATGCACCAGAGGCGGAATTCACAGGCAATGTGACGGTGCAGAAAAAGCTGACCTTCAATGGCGGCTTGGCAGGCAAGGCTGGTGCTGATGGGGTGGGGGCCGAAATCGCTGGAGGCGTCAATGTGACCAGTGGCGATGTGGAAGTGCAAGGCAAAAAGTTCTTGCCACACACCCACCCTGACCCCCATGGCGGCAATGTTGGGCCCGTAAATTGAAGCAGCCAAAACTTAAAGCAGTTTAATAGCCCCCTGGCGGTCAGCTGGGCACCATGCCCGCATGACTTTGGTGACCGCCATCTCTTCCATGCACTGGCAACCCGCGCTCAATGGCGACGGGGTGGTGGAAGGCGTACAAGACGTTGAACAGGCGATGCGCCTGATTTTGCGCACCCCGCGCGGCAGTGATCCGCACCGGCCCACATTTGGCTCCAATGTCCACCTCTATACAGACCACCCGGTTAACACCGTAGTGCCGCACTTGGTGCGCGAAACAGTGGATGCGATTGCGGCGTGGGAGCCCCGCGCCACGGTGGAGAAGGTTATCCCCCAGTTTGACGAAGCGCACATCAAGCTGCGCATTCGCTGGAAGCTGGCTGACGGCGTGCTGCGTGAGCTGGAGGTGGGCCTGTGAGCTTGCCTGAGCCGGACTTCATCGCCCGCGACCCACAGGCGATCACCCAAGAAATCATTGCCCACTATGAGCAGTTGACGGGCAAAACGCTGTACCCCGCCCAGGTGGAGCGCGTACTGATTGACGTGATTGCCTACCGCGAGACGCTGGTGCGAATTGGCATCCAGGAGGCGGCCAAGCAAAACCTGCTGGCGTTTGCTCGGGCGCCGATGATCGACTACCTGGGCGAGCTTGTGGGTGTAACCCGCTTGCCGGCAATCGCGGCGCGAACCCCATTGCAATTCACGCTGAAGGCCCCGCTGGCTACCAGCCTGCTGATCCCTGCTGGTACCCGTGTAGATGGTGCCGATGGCAAGGTGACTTTTGCCACCGATCAGGCCGTGACGCTGGCCGCCGGTGCGCTGACCGTGGACGCCACCGCGACGTGCGAAGAGCCTGGCGCCGATGGCAATGGCTGGCAGCCTGGGCAAATCGCCAACCTTGTGGACGAAATTGATGGGGTTGACCTGGCGGTGGCCAATACGGCCGTCACAAGCGCAGGCGCGGCCGAGGAGCTGGACGACCGGCTGCGCGAGCGCATCAAGTTGGCCCCCGAGGCCTATTCGACAGCAGGAAGCCGTCTGGCTTATGTGTTCCACGCCAAGAGCGCACACCAGGACATTGTGGATGTGGCAGTGATTTCGCCAGAGCCTGGCGTGGTGCATCTGTACCCGCTCATGGCCACTGGGCTGCCCGACGCCAATATTCTGTCTTTGGTTGAGGCCAAATGCTCTGGCGAGAAAGTCCGGCCACTGACCGACAACGTAAAGGCCAAAGTGCCGGAGTCGGTGGACTACGCCATTGACCTGCAGCTGGAACTGTACAAAGAGACGGACGCCGACTCGGTCAAGACGCTGGCCTGGGAAGCAGCAGAGGCCTATAAAGCGGAGCGCGCTGCCGGGCTTGGGCGAGACATTGTGCCGGTGCAACTCGAGTCGGCCATCAAGGTGGCTGGGGTCTACGACATAACGCGACAACAGCCCAGCAAGATTGTGCTGGCTGCGCACCAGTGGGCCCACTGCACGGGCATCAATGTGGTGGTGGCAGGAGAAGCCGATGGCTGATGACCTGCTGCTGCCGCCCGCGTTAGCCAGCGACCCACGCATGCAGGCCATGGGCGCTGTGGCCCAGCGCTTGAGCCATCTGGACCTGCAGCCGCTGATGGTCTACCTGGTGGATAGCGTGCCGGCATCGGCGCTGCCACAGCTGGCGGACCAGTTTCACCTACTGGGTGAGGGTTGGCAATTTGCGCGCAATGAAGACGAGCGCCGCAAGCTGATCAAGCGGGCCATTGAGCTGCACCGACACAAAGGTACCAAGTGGGCGGTGCAGCAGGTGCTGGAGACGCTCTCTCTGTCCGGCCAGATCAAGGAGTGGTTCGAGTACGGCGGCGCTCCGTTTCACTTCCGGATCGACGTGGACCTGTCGGATCGCGGCATTGACGAGGCTACCTACGAAACGCTGCTCCAGCTGGTCAACGAATACAAGAACGTGCGCAGCCACCTTGAGGCGCTGACCTTGGCGTTGACGGTGCGCAGCCCAGTGCCTGTGATTGCTGCTGCGCTGCTGGGTGGGGAGCTGGCCACGGTGTACCCGCTGCAACTGGACGGTGTCGAGCTAAGCGATGCCATTTATGTCGGCTATGGCCTGCACACCATAGAAACGACGACGACTTACCCTCTGGAGAAATGACGTGGCGCAGGACTACTACACCATTCTGACCAATGCTGGGCTTGCTTATGAAGCCCAGCAGAAGGCGCAGAACAAGCCCATCACACTCACCCATTACGGGATTTGTGACGGCAATGGCGCTACCTATAACCCTGACCCGGCGATGACAGCATTGCGCCGCGAGGTCACACCCCGGCGCCCCCTCAACGCATTACTGCAAGATCCCAACAACCCCACCTGGCTGGTGGCGGAAGGTTTGTTGCCGGATGACGTTGGTGGCTGGACGATTCGTGCGCTGGGCATCTACACGGACACAGGCGTCCTCTATGCCGTTGCCAAATGTCCCGAAAGCGTGAAGCCGTTGCTGGCCAGCGGCAGCGGCAAGCAGTTCTACGTGCGGGTGATTTTTCAAACCAGCAATGCTGCCAGCGTGACGCTGCTGGTCGACAACTCGGTTGTGATGGCTCCCCGGTCTTTTGTCATCGACCATGTCCGCGACGAGCTGGCCAAGCGCGATCACAAACAAAGCGTGCGTGTTGCCACGGTGGCGCCGATCATCCTCTCTGGAGAGCAAAGTATTGACGGTATAGCCGTTGTTTCTGGTGATCGAGTACTGGTGAAAGACCAGGCTTCAACGGCCGCCAATGGCGTTTACGTTGCAGCAGCGGGGGTGTGGACTCGTGCGGCGGATGCAGACAGTGGTGCCAAGCTCAATCCTGGAGCGACCGTTACAGTGGAAAGTGGGATGGTCAATGCGGACACCCAATGGACGCTGAAAACCGATGGCCAAGTGGTTGTAGGCACTACGCCACTCGTATTCCAGTGGGTGGGTGGGCAAAACGTCCCAGATCGTCCGGAAGGTGATAACGGCCGGAGCGCTGCAAACACTGCGTATGTAGACCGTGCTTTGGCGACGGCGGGTATGCCACGGTTTGCCCCCTATCTTTGGCCTGGTCTCGCAGCAGCGATGCCGGAGGGTGACACCCAGTCCAGCGGCCAGCAGTTGACAGACCTGATGTATCCCACTATGCGCGCAGATGTCACGGCCACCCAGTTCACATGCACAGAAGCAATCTGGCAGGCGGACCCCTACAAGCGAGTAACGCACTGGAGCCTGGGCGACGGTGCAAGCTGGATGCGCCCGCCGGACAAGAACGGTGTGCAGCCGGGCAACGTGGGCGCCTTCTACGGGGTGGGTGCCAACCCGGCAGGGGCCAAGCCCGGCACTGCGGTCGCTGACGCGATGCAAGGGCACCACCACACTGTTGTCGGCCGAACTACGACGACGAGTGGAACGACAACAGACAATTATCTTTATGACGGGCCGGGTGGTAACTATGGTCCGAGGAGCAGCATAAAGGCAGGTGATGCGATCAGCGACGGGGTAAACGGCGATCCGCGAATTTCATCGGAAACCCGCCCGCGCACCTGGTACGGCATCTGGATGATCCGCATGTACGGCCGCGTTACGAACGCGGGTGATCTGAATGCGCCGGCACTGAATGCACGCATGGACCTGCTCGATGCGCGTGTGGCCAGTTTGGAGGGTAAGGACTTCGGTGTATCAACGCAGAAGTGGTTTACGACCACGGCTACGCGATTGCGGGGGGTGACATATGTCGCGGATCAGACTTTCTTGCTGCGCGCGGAAGTCAACGTGGATTCGACTACAAGTGCATCTACATACGTAGACTTCACAGTGAATGGTGAGGTATTCAAGGGCGCCACAGTTCCTTACGGGGCAGGTTCTCTATTTGTCGGTGAGATGCTGATTGCCAAAGGCGCAACTTTTTCGTACCAGTTGGCGGGAAGTTTCAACGCATCAACTCTGAAAGTACGGGAGTTTCGCCATGGAGCATAAGTATTTCCGCAATGAAGAATCGACCCAAGTGCGCGGCTTTGCGCAAGACGGCAGCCAGGACCATCTGATTCCGGCAGGCTGGCTGGAGTGCGATCAAGAGCAGGCCGCAGCCATCGCAGCGCCAAAGGAAGCTCCAATTACCGTAGAGGGCCTAAAGGCCATCGTGACGGCATTCCGCTGGGAAGTCGAAACCGGCGGTATTACCCTGCCCGGCGGCATCAAAGTGGCCACGGCACTGGATGACCAAAACCGCATCACCACAGTCGTCGCAAACGCGCGCCTGGCAGGGCTGGAGCAAGTCAAGTTCAAGGCTGCATCCGGCTGGACCACGCTGGCGGTGGCTGAAGTGGAAGGCATTGCCGCGGCCGTCGCCCTACATGTGCAGGCCTGCTTCGCTGCAGAGTGCGCGCACCATTATGCGATCGATGCCATTGCCCTGATCGAAGACCCGGCCGAACGCCAGGCCGCGCTGGATGGATACGACGAGGGCGCTGGCTGGCCTACCTGAAAAAGACGGGCGACCAGAACAGGTGCTGTAGGCCAAGCGGCTGAAGACCATTAAGGGTAAGGCCGTGGTGAGCATTAATGACCACCCAGCGATCCGCGAGTGCTTCAAAGACTTCGATATGGAGGCTCTGAAGCTGGACTACACCGTGGGCGGTGGCGCCAATCGTGTGGAGCGAGGGGAACTGGTCATTTACAGTTGGGACAGAGAGGCAGAGCCAGCAGGACTTTTTTGA